CAACGCACTGGCATGTTCCATGGCTATTCGATGAATTCATGGAGCGACATGGTTGTTTATGATGAAGCCTTCCTTAAGGAATGGCTGGATTCGCCTCAAACGTCGCTTTATTATGCCTTGCAGGTGCAAGAAAACACCCAGGCCAAGGATGATGTTGGTGTAGAATTAGGAGGAGACTTCACAAGTTTCTTCAATATGGAAGAAACCGTCGAAGAGCCACTTGCTGCGCCTGACTATTGCAGCCGTTGCGCGGAATAATTTAAGCGTATTCGTGGGCAGTATTTTACTGCCCTTTCTTGTCTATTTTTCCCATTGCTATAAACAAATTAGCATCGAACGGTCTGAGTACACTGCTGCAATTGCGAAAAAACGCCCTTGGCAAGCAGTTGCCGTGAGCAAGGGAGCGCTGCGCGATGGTTCAGAAGAAACAATTCTTCGTGCGCTGGCCATTCGTCACCTTGAGCTGCCAGTGAAGACCATGCTTCATGAAGGATTGGAGCGTGATCTTCCTTCCACTCCAGGCTTGATTGAAGCCATTGAAAGCAACATTTTAGATGAAGAGCGTCATGATGAAGCATTGAACTATGTTGCTGCTGCTCATGGCGTGGATGAAGCTGCGGAGAAGGAAGCCCTTCGCATTCGTGATGCTTGGCTGGCACATCCTGCCCATCCTCTTGCGAAAGTAGCAGTGTTGGAGCGGAGCTTGTTCTTTACCATTCTTCCGTTCTTCCGTTTCAATGGCGACAAGGGCATTCGTACTGTTGCTAGTGACATTAGTCGTGATGAAATCTGTCATGCCTTTGTGCATACGAAGATTTGCGATGAGATGAATGAGACTTATGGTAAGAGCTTGAATGAGCTTCGGAAGATGACGGCACTATGGATTTATGACAAGCTTGGTCCTTCTGACGACAAGTGGCTTGATAAGGACTTTTGGCTTCGGCAGTCTGACAAACTGTTCTACGAAGGTAAAGCTCCTGAGCTATCTTCCACTCGCCGGAGTGTCATGCCTAGTTTCTTTGAGAGCAATGCACTAAATTTGCCATCTTACGGCGCTGCGTAGTGCTATATTAACTGCCGGGCGGAGAGAGGAGGTCATGCGCGTTGGGCAGATAGCCCAGAAGGCGATGATCACCAGCCTTTCCGCCCCATTGAGCTGGTAGCCCAAGAAGAGGCAGACCGATAAGGCCAGAGTGGTGGTTCAAATCCATCCCAGCTCTTTCCCCATTGTTTCTATGGCGCCCAATAAATCGACCATGAGCCGCACAGCATGGGTGTGGTTTAAGAATGGTCTAGGCGAGCCAGGATGCTGGAAAGCAGGCTTCAGGGCCGTTGAGGAGCCCTATCAGGGCTTCTATCGCATGGAACACACGGACTACCGCACTGAAACCTTGCCTGCATGGAGGGTTGCGTTTGTCAAGCCTGCTGATATGATGGCATCACCCTTTGTGCCCGCCGAGCCCATGTGGCGGCACTTCTTAAAGTAGTTTTTTCCTGTACCATGGGAGGAAGTGAAAGCTTCTTTCCTGCAATGACCTTCACAAAAACGATTGGTGGTCTTGATCCATGGTCCATGCCAAGTGATGGCACTCCATATGTCAGCATTGGTGCTGAGACAAAACGATGGGAGCGCAGGCAGTATCACAAGGCATTACGAAGGGAATTAAAACTCTCCTTGCGCAATGAGCAGGCAGATGATAACGAATGATGAACGCCGCACTTGGACTACTTCCATACGCACGCCATGGAATGCTCCCATCCACAATCTGTTAAAGGCCATTGATCATCACAACGTTCTCTATTTCCAAACAGCGAATGAATGGCACCTAGAGAAAGCAGCCATGCTGCGTTGCTATGTGGATGAGCTAAAGTCTTGGATACACAAGGAAGAAGCCAATGTGGAGGATATTTGCGAAGGCCCTAGGAGCCAAGGAGGGGAAGCATGAAAAAGAAGCAGATATGGTTGCTCTTGTGCGAACTGTCATTCTTTTTTCATACATGCTGACAAATTTTTGCATAATCCTGGGCGTTGTGCGCCACTGGAACGACGTTCCTAAAGATCAAAGCACTTGCATTCAGCGCAGCCAGGCTCTTCCTTACAATGCTGCTCCCACCAATCAACGCTAGTCCCCTGCTCAGGGAGAACCATAGAGCCAAAAGCCATTAAGACAGTGCTCACAGCATTGAAGAGGGCCGCGTCTTGTTTCTCGGAAGCCATCGTTGTCGCTCAACGGTTTAAGGTAGTCTAGGCTTTGTCGGCTGATTGACGCTTCTGCTCTTGTGTGAATTTCCTCAAACGAGGCAGCAGCGATGGTTGATAGAAATGCTCTGCGCCCAATAGTTGCAATGCAGTTTGCTTGTTGCTTTCTAGAAGAGCCAATAGAAAGCTTGCTTCCTTTTCAGACAGTTCAAAGGGCTTCATTTTTCACAATCCATAGAAATCTTGAATTCCTGAAAATTGTAGCGCGATTAATGAATCAGGCTATTGATCCAATCCACATCTGAGTCCTTTGATGCTTCCAAAATTGCACCAGCCAACGCAAATGCCAAGTCATCAACTGAACTCTCTTTGCCTCCAGTTACAGACCATTGACCACTATTCCTGTAGATAACACTAAGATTCTTGAGCTGTTTAATCGCTTCTTTGTGGTTAGGGAGTTCAATAAGACCAGCATTAAAAAGTTCTTTTGTCTTATTGAAGGCGCGCATTTTTGTACTGACCGACCAAGTTAATTCAGCAATAGGATAGTTTTTAGAAAGATTTTGAATGGTGCCCGCTGAGTTGTACTGATCCAAGATAATGCTTTGAAAATCATAAATTCGATGATGCTCTTCTATCCATAGTTCTACTTGGGCAATATTCACCTCTTTTTTGCCAGCAATTTCAAAGTTGGCATCGAAAGTGTGGAATTTGTCTACCACTAATCGTTCGCCTTCGTAATGAACGATGCAAGCCACATAGGAGTCCCTTCCCGCGCCTCCACGGGCTGGGTCTAGCGCAAGTACATAGGTGCCCATGTAGTCACGAATTGGCAGTAAGACATTGCGATCTTTATTTACGGCAATGTCCACAATTTCAGGAGCAATGAGGACTGAGTTGTTGCGACGAAATTGAGCGCCAAACTCAATTTGAAAGCTTTCTTCGTCTTTTTTCCTTGCTCTTTCTAGGAAGTCGCAACCATACGGAAGTGAGGGGTTGATTTCCCAGGTGGGAATTTGTCGAGCCTCCATTCCAGGGAAGTCGCCACTTTCAGCTTGTTTGAAATGGTCGAAAAACAGGCCCGACGTTAACCAAGGAGAAGAGAGTTCAATTATCTTGCCGTACTTTCCAAACTGGGCTATAGACGGAGATAGCGCGTTGTACATAGCTTCCGCGCCCCTATTCATGTCACCTTCTATACTAAATGCAAGCTCATCTTGCAGAATCGCTACTACTGCTTTACCGCGAGATGCGCGAGCCGATGCAGGAATTGCCTGAAATACACAGCCATTACTTATTTCAATATCGAGAGAAGTTTCCCTTGTAATTTCTTGATTAAATGGACTATTCAGTATAAGTTGCCTTATGTTATCAAGCGCAATTTTGGACTGACCTAAGTCGTTGGCCACTGCGATTATGTACCATTTCTCCCCTTTCCTTACTTTCTTGATAAAGAACTCGTCTTGCACAAAGCACATATAGACAGCGGCGACTGCAGACATAAACGTTTTGCCGCTTCGCCTGCCTAATGCCCAGATCGCATGGTTGATATTATTCTCGAAAAGATTATCAAGAATTTCTTGTTGCTTAGGCCATAATTCTACGCCAAGGGCGTGTTTGGCAAATTGTGAACAGCGAAGTTTCGTCATCGCAGTTGTTCAACAATTTTTCCAGTCCAGCCTTTATGGTGATTCTGTTTGCCTCTCACGACAAGCGACAATGCTGGGTTTGTAAGACCATGTTGCCCGCTAAATTCAAACAAATTGTCGGTGATATATACTTCGCCATTAGGATCAATCAGCTCATACAAATACTTTGCCTTCGTTAAGGAAATTTTTCGTTTCGTTTCCTCTGATTGCTTGCGACCTCTTTGCCCTTCAGAGATCCTTCGACGAGTTTCCGGCGAATGGGTTTTTCCCCAGTTAGGATTGCGCTCCCCTTTTTTGCTCTTGGAAATTTTCTTTTTCGTCTCTTCCGTGTGAAAAGTGCCCCACCGAGGAGAGAGCTTGCCGGTTCTTCCCCATAGTGCATTAGCGGGGCCTTTGCGCGACATCCGACGCCTTGTTTGTTCGCTAGCAACATACCCAGAACGACCTTCTCCACCATCAGTGCGATTACGGAGAACTCCTGTTTTAATATCAAGTCGCCCGTACAAAGCAATGCAATAACGCTCCAAGGAAAACGCCTCTTCTTCTGTTAGTCCTTCTTGAACAGTGACAATGTAACTAATGTCTTTTGGGCGATTAGCGGGGCGCCCAGACTTGCCGTAACAACGATTTCCTGATCCCTTCCCTATGTAATACGGGCTGTATTTTGCGCCTCGATCCGAGTCTTTACTGCGAAGGTAAGCGTACACATAAAAACGACGGGGATCCTTGGTCACAGTAGTGTCTCCATGGGGCGCAGAGCTGATTGTGGAACGAAGTACGCTGGCCGTCCCCTTGCAGGATCAGCCCAGTAGATTTCTTTCATTCCTTCACGTCCATAGCACCAACCATGAAGCAATGTTTGCCGATTTTCAATGGTCACAAGTACAAACTTTTTATTGAGATCGGATTGACGCTGCACGATAAGATCGTAGCTCGCTTTGCTGCGTGTTTTCACGTCAATATTACCAGGCAAGTCATCGCTGTCGCGCTTGGCTTTGGTCTCCTTGAAAAGATGCTGTTTGAGGCCTAAGTACGATGCCACTGCAACTTCCCCTGCTGCTCCTAGCAAGTGGATGTCTAGCGCCTTGCTACCCTTCCATGCGCCACCATTGCGTCCCCTCAAGCCTTGTGCTTCGTTGACTGCTTGCCTGCGAAATGCTTCTGCGCGAGCCATTTCGCGCTCTTCATCGGTGAAGATAAATTCAATGGGCGCGTGTGGGGCCATAGAAGAGAGACGTCAGAGCCACTATACCACTGTTAGCATAGGAGTAGCCACACAATAGAGCAATGTCAGAAGAAATGTTGGATTTAGGTCATGCAGACGAAGGCGGCCTGCGTGCTGATGGCTTGATGAACGTCTTGACTGGTATGGGGAGTGGCCGCGACAAAAGCCAGTACACCTATACCAAGGCCATTACTTTCCTGGCGCAGGAAGAGCTGGAATCGCTCTATGGGGAATGGCTGCCAAGGCGCATCATCGACATTTATGCCGAGCAGTCCACTCGCAAGGGCTTCAAGGTGTTGTTTGGCGGAGAAGGGCCGAAGGCCGAGGAAGTGGTGGGCGTTGAGCAAGTCATCGAAGATTTGTACATCCTTGAAAGCCTGATGCTGGCCTCTAAGAATTCTAGGCTGTATGGTGGCGCTGTCATTTTAATGTACATCGACGATGGACGCAAGGCAAGCCAGCCAGTAGACAAGAAAAACATCTATAAAGTTGAAGGCCTAG